TGATCTGATACTCATCCATGACCCGAACATCTTTGGTGATCGGGGAGCCGCTGTCATCGGTTCCTTCCAACTTGCTCCAGCTTTGCAGGAAGAAATTGTTCCAGTTGTACCCACGCTGGGAACGGTCATCCCACGCTTCGCAGATGCCGACTTTCTTAGCCGAGCCATTGTATCGGACACCCGGATAGGCTGAGAAAATCCCGTCGCCGGAGTCGCCACGGATCAGCTTGATGAACAGCGCCTTGCGCCACCACAGGGGCTCGGGAGTGAAATCGAACTCGACCCATTCGTAGGTGATCGGGCGGTAGCGACGGCTTTCATCTTCGCCATTTGCGGCGCGCAGCTTCTTCATGGTCGGCGTATCCCACGCTTCGGCCTTCAATTTCTCGGAGGCGTTGTGGGCTTTCTCGGCGGCCTTCTGCTCTTTCTCGTGCTTGGCCTTCATCTCGGCAATCGTGCCTTTGACCGAAATCTTGCCGCTGTCGCTCTTTAGGGCGAAGACCATGGGTTCACCCGAGCGGCCGTCGTACACGCCGTTCACGGTCATCAGACGGTCGTCTACGCCGTTGTAGATGCTGACGTTCGGAGCCAGAAGCTGAAGGAAGTCGCTGTCGCCTGACAGGATGAAGTGTTCGTCATCCGGGTGACAGGTGATCCAGTGGGCAACCCAGTCATCGCCTTCCACGCCGTCGCTCTGGAGGACCGTGCAGCGGGTCTTCTCGGCCACGTAATTCTGGAAGTCGTTCATGACGACGTTGAAGGTTTCTTCTTCTTCCTTCTCGGCTGGGGTGGCTTTCAGGCGCATGAGCTTGCGCGAGGCCTTATACTGCGGGTAAATTTCATAGCGCCAGCTATGGCCCTCGCACGCGAAGACGAAGTGGTTGACCTTATATTCGCGGTGCATCTTGCGCAGGCTGCGGAAAACGACCGTCAGTGCCAATCCGGCCTTGGTATAGGCATCGCCCTTTACCGCGTGGCGGCAACGGTAGAACAGATTGGCAACGTCGATAATCGCGTAACGGGACATATGAACCTCGTGAATATTCCCCATCTTAGGGGAATTCCGAGGCTCATGTCAATAATTTGGTTAACGAAAATTAGATGTTCTAGCGGACCAGAAGAACCGTCGCGATGTTGCAGCCGGGCCACGAGCGGTCGAGCACGGCCTTCAGGGTGTAAGTTCCCAGAGCCCAGTCGGACTTTTTGCTGCGAACGATGTCGGCCGTCAGGTCGAAGGGGTGACCATGAAAACGATCTTCCAGCATCAACTGGAAATCGAAATCGTCCATCTCGCCGACGACGGCATCTTTCTCGATTTCGAAAGTGACAAGGTAGCTCATAGAAAAATGGCCCTCCACAGAATGAAGAGCCATTTTCATAGAACTATTGGATTTTGTCAAGCAAGCAATTTGCCTGCGTCAAAAGATACCATCAGGTAATCACCCGCCGGAGCAATCTTAATGCCCGATCCAATGACTTTGATTGCGCCGAGTTGTTCGAGGCCGAGGCCTTCGAAACCGGCATCAACCGTCACTTCGAACCGATGGGTATCATCATCCAGCCAGACACGGACAACATCGATCTGAGCCGTGGAGAAATATGCCTTGAGTTTGTCTTCGGCATTGCGCTCGCGGATGAGCTTGTTTTCGGCGGCTTCGGCATCGTAGTCGGAGTCTTCCGTTTCAGTGAGGCCAGCCAGTTGGATGATTCGTTTGTCCATGATCTATTTATAGCCCTTGGCGACGAATCGGTCGAGACGAATTGAACGGCGGCGGATCGACATCATAGACTTCGTTCGCGTTCGAGCGGCAAAGGTCGGAGAACCATTGCTCGACCAGATCGATATCGGTGTTGCCGACGTAGCCAGAGTTGCGCAGCAGGTCGATCCACAGATCGTTCCAGTCGAATTGGAAGTAGATTCCGCTCGTTCCCAGTTCCGGGTCGTAAGGGCTGTCGTGAACCGTGATGTAGGGTTCGCCCTTGATCGTCGCGAGTTCCTTGTCGAATGCGGGTTTCTCGATTTTCTTGTGTTTGAAATTCAGGTGAAGGATCGCGATTTGTTTCTCGATGTCGTTCATGTACACATCGAGTTCCGACGCTGCGACATCGTGTTCGTACTGGGTGATCTTGTTGTACTTTAGATCGATGGCCAGACGTTCATGGGCGCCAAGCACACCCGTCCCATCTTCCCATGAAGCGACTTGGATGTCATATTCGTAGGGCGTGAGCTTGCCGTGCTGGTACTCGACGGCCGCGCGCTCCAGAGGCGAGTTACCCGCCAGTTCGACCTTCAGAATGTCATAGGCATACCGGGTGATCGTGCCGAATGTCAGGTCGATGCCAGCTTGCGCCAGAGGATCGACGATACCCTTGTTGTCCAAGCAGGCCTTGGCCGACGCATAGTCGTAAGGGGCGATTTTGCCGTTGCTCCGGAGGATTTCCAGATGGGCGCGGCGATAGTCCAGACTGTTGGAATCCGGATGGGAAATTTCCAGCAAACGGAGGTCGAGTTCTTCGCCAGACAGATTGTAGTGGGCTTCGGCCTCGTCATATGACCGGCCTTCCAGACCCCAGCTAGCGGGGAGGAAGCGGAACGGAATCAGGTGGTTTTTCTTAGGCATTCATTATTCCTGTGCTAGGCGAAGGAAAACACAGAAACGGTCCCATTCGCTCTTGAGGGTGGGGTTCGTATTGACCACGTTGATGATCTTCTCGAAATCTAGGCCCATGCTCATGTACTTCTGAACGAAGTCATTGAGTTCGGTTACAGTTTCAGGTTCTGGTTCACCAGTCTTACTACCGTACAATGAAGGGATTTCTTTTCCGTAGAGGTGCATCGTTTGGAAAGCAGCAAGAGCAATGCTATGTCCGGCTGCTTCAAACGCGTATCGTTTTTCCAACTCTTCACGGTAGATGTGCATACGTTCGGCAACGGCAGCATCATCGTGCATTCCAAGGATGCTAAGTTGAGCACGAATGTTTGCACGATCCTCGGGAGACATCTTCCGAGAGTTATGATCCAGTGCCGTAAGGTAAATATCGTCGCGATTATCCATGTACTTTACTTCATAAAGGGCGAAGTTATTTAGTCCAAACGTGTAAAAGGGGAGACCGCAGCCTCCCCTTTTGATCGCGAAGGGCTGTCTGTGAGACTTCCCGACGCTACCGCCGCCCGCGAGTGATTTGGATCACCTCCCTTTTGGATAAAATGCAGGGCGGCCGATTTCATCAACTTTCGGAGGTCAGAACACCCAGCACTCGGTTGGCTTCAGCGATTTTGTTGATGACTTCAGCAGGGCCTTCCTTGACGGAAACCCAGTTGTCGCCGACGAGAATCATCGAGCCATCGCCAAAGAGTTTGACCACGTGGGTAGTGGCTGAGTTCACGAAAATCGGCTCAGACTCTGGGCCGTAAAATTGGGTGAGTTTGACGAAGGCCATGATCAGAACACCCGGCTGTGGCCGACTTCGCCATCCGACTCGTAGATCGCACCGGAGTAATCGGTGGTGGCCGCCCATGCCCACAGCGCCGCGACGGAACGGGCCGACAGATAGGTGGTGAAGTATGACGACCCGCAATGTTTCTTGTTCAGTTGGATCAGGGTGGCCGGTCTGGTCACCCCGGCGGTGTTCGTCGCCTCGGTTTCGGTGACGTTGAAGATATGATCGGCGCGAACGTATTCGGCCTTCCCTTCGAGGTTCAGGAACTTGAGGATGATCATGTTACCGGTTCGCTCTCATGAAATAGCTGTAATCGCCGTAGGCAGTCTCGACGATGACTGCCAGAACGCCTCGCGAGGTGATCTTCACGGTGGCCGGATAGTTGCCAGCCAATTTCATGAAGTTCAGGAACTGGCTCGTGTTCCAGAGGATGTCACCCTTCATGGCGCCGGTGACGCTCTCTTGGAACACCATGCTGACGCGGTGCGACGATGAGTTCGCATCGCCGATGAAGAATTGCAGATTGCTGTCCACCGTGCGAATGCCGAAAGTCTTATCGACTTCCGAGTACAGGCCCGCCAGTTGCTGGAATTCCGAAACCTTCGCTTTGGAGGCAACGAACGTCACATCCCACGGAATGTTCGGGATCGTCGCCTGATCTGGGATCAAGTCCGGGTTCATCATGCGGAAGTCGGAATCGTTGCCGGTCTTGGCATTGCGGAACTCGAATTGCTCGACGGTCAGCTTGTCGTTGTGCATCCGTTTCTTGACGGAGAACGTCGCGTCATCGCTACGATAATTGGCGAAGTTCAGCAAACCGCTGAGCAGCCCCATGTTGGTCAGGCCGAAATCGCCTTCGAATTCCGGGACGGGCTGCTTCAATTTGGCTTCGACGAACATCGTCTTGTCCTCATCGCAGCCCTTGATGACGGTGTCGTCAGCCGTGCCGAGGATGCGGATCACATCCATCAGGCCCGAAGTCTGCTTCACCACGTCCAACAGGACTTCTCTCATTCCAAAATCTCCTAAAGTATGAATTCAGTTAACCACAATTTGGAAAACCAAAGCAATAAATTAACCGTACTTGAACACCTTAAAAAGCGTCGCGGCGATATCATCGGTGAAAGAATAATGAGCGATATATTCTCGTTCACCTTGTGCGTCGTCAGATGTGGTTTCGAAATATACCGACCACGAACCTTGAATTTGGGTGCTGATCCATTCGGCATCTTCCTCGAACGCTCGATGTTTGCTGCAATCGATTCGTACTTTATAAGGCTGAATGTCTTCGACGAAACGAAATAGATGCTCGCGGAGAGGATACCAGTGCATCCGAAGGCCATCACCCGCGAATTCTATCGCATATTTCGGCGGGGCATGATTAAACGACGCGAGACCTTGCTTAGAAAACCGCATCTTGATCATGCGTTTATCTCGTGGTTTAGGTTGTGGACCAGCGGTCAACGTTGCTTGGACCATCGCCAGCAGGTCGTCGTCAGAAGATGAAGAATTCGTCACCACGTTTTTCCTTCGTGTCGTCCATGTTCCAGCCCAGAACGCCAAACAGGTTGTTCAGTTTCTTGTCGATGATGGTGTTTTCCATCGCTTCATGATCGAACGGAAGATCGCGGTACCATTGCGGGATGTGCGTTTCGTCGATGGGGTAGGCGACGTGGGTCATTTTCATCATGTTCGGCTTCAACCGGCACACGATGACCTTGTGACCGTCACCGATTTTCTGCGAGTACATGTCACTGTTCGACTGGCATAGCTTGTTCCAGTTCATCGAAGCCTCGACGTGCGAGACTTTGTTGACCTTGACCTTCGTTCCGGCCTTCAGCTTGGCGGCTTCCAAGATACCCAAATCGGACGCGAATTTCTTCCGGCTCACATAATCGAACAAGGCGTTGACCTTCTTCGGCGTACCCTTGTCCCAGCCCGGCTTCGACGTGAAATCGATGCGGAATTTTCTGATCTGGGCGTACAGGTTCGCTTGATCCTCACCCGACAGCAGATCGAGCAGGAGTTTTTCGAGGAATTCCTGCATGTAGACGGGCGTGTCAGCCCGCTTCATATCCAGACCCATGACCTTTAGCTTGCCCGGCCCAATGGTCTTGCCATCCTCGTCGATATCGTAACGAGTGCCTTCCTTGTCGTACATCAAGACGGCATATTTTTTCTTCTTGATGAAAAGACCCTTGGACGCGACGAGTTCTCGACCCGCCGCGATGATCGCGCCGCGTTCCAGAGACGTATTGAACGTTTTCCTCATGAACTCTGGGAAAGTTTCGTTGCAAGTGTCGGCGATGTCGTCGTAAAGCGTGACCGTTTCACTGCGACCCCATCCCGTGCCGTAATCGGGCATTTGGCGCAGGATGTCGATGGCCGTGAAATACGACGAGTCAGTGTCCGAATAGATGATTGCGTCACCATCGTACTGATACGTGCCGGTAATGATCTTGTTGATCTCCGCGTTCATATGACGGACGATAGACCGGCCGGTCAACGTGACCGACTGGCCAAGACGTTCGTCGTAGAAACGCAGGCCTTCGTTTAGCAAGGCGCCGTACAGAGAGTTCAGCAAAATCTTGCGAGCTTGCTGGCGTTGGTACCAGAACGCTTCCCAGAACTTGGCTTCCTTGATTTCGGCCGGATCGGTAGCAGCCTTGGCTTTCTTGCCCCAATCCTTTTCCTTGGCCTGCATCTCCTGACGCTCGGAATACCACTTCGCCAACAGTTGCGGCAGGATGCCGCTTTTTTTGGTGTCGAAGATCGTGCCGTTGGCGGTGACGCAGATGTGGTTGTCGGGATTGAAGACATAGTCGTAGAATTGCCGAGCCGACATGGTCCGGGTTTTACCATCTTCGTAATCGATGGTGATCGGCATGCCCGAGTGCTCGTGCATGGCATCGACTTCAAGGCAGGCGAACACGCCTTCCCACGCTTCGGCGCGTCGCTTCGGCCCGAGAACCTTGACCCGTTTGTTGATCAACTCCATCGTCGCGTCGAGACGAACTTGGCCGATGATCGTCTCTGGGCTCATGTTCAAAGAACGGATGACCGAGGGATACAGGGAGTTGATGTCTACGCAACCGATTTCGTCGTGCAAGCCCTTCTTGGGCTGAGCCACGTAGGCGCCGACGACGGGCGTGCGACCATCGTCTTCAGCGTCGCCGTCATCTTCGTCTTCGTCGTCGTCCGCGACATCCTTGAACGACCGCTTTTCCTCCAGTTTCTTCTTACGATCCGGGACAACGAAACCCATCTCGTGCATTTCGTTGATGATCGCCTGCTCCACCAGAGCAACCGAGCCCATGGTGGTTTTCAGGAGGACACAGTTGCCGTGCGCGATTTGATTTGACAGTTCGATATATCGGCGCTTGGCATCGATCTTATAAAGCAGAAGGGTGTCTTGACGGTTGTATTCGATGAACTTCTTGAAGTCCTTCTTATAAAGATCGTCGAGCGTTCCTTCGTAGGCGACCTTCGTTTCCTTGACTTCTACACGTCCGACGTAGTCAAGTTTATAGGAATGAAGCTGCTGAGTGTTGTGCTTCTGGTAGAGTTCGAGGTAGTCGAGGTGAACTCGGCCAACCAGATCATAGGTCTTCAGAATTCGTTTGAATTTCAGATATTCGCGTTCGCGCGGAAGCTGGTTCCACAGACACAGATCGCGTGTGGAATCTTTGTCCATGATCCGAACCATGCGGTTCACGATGTAGGGGATATCGAAACCGGTTGAGTTCCAGCCGGTCAACACGTCAACGTCTTCGATCACGTCGATAAACGTGTTCAGCATCTTCACTTCGTCGGTGAAAAGGTATGTGTCCTCGAACTGGGCGACGATGGCTTCACCCTCTTCAACCGATAGGGTCGGGGGCAGGAGAACCATGGTCACCATGCGCTCAAGCTGCGACATGTAGACCGAGATCGCGGTGATCGGATTGAACGGGTCGGTGGTGGGAGCGAACCCGCGCACGGGGTCGAAATCGACCTCAATGTCGAAGAAACCGATATGCAGCTTGGGGGTCTCGACCCCCGCGTAATTGTCGGCCAGTGAACGAAACACCGGGTTGATGTCAGATTCGAAAATCTTGATAGGCTTGCGGTTATGGACAGGCTGTGAAATACGCTTCAGTTCGCCGTGGAATTTCTTGCCGTTATTGGTGCTGTACTTTCGGCAAGCATCACCGAAGATGGACTTGTGCGTTCCGCTCATGTGCTCGTAATAGAACACGTATTCAGCATCGAGTTCATTGTACACTCGCTGACCATTCACGCGCTCTGCTACGAGGATTTTATCCTTCTTGCGGTCATGAATTGCATCAACGTACATAAAATCACCAAAATATATTGTAGTCTCAGTATAACTCCATGCAAATTCTGGAGGTATATTTCAGATCAAAAAGGGGCGGTTTCCCGCCCCTTCCGATGTTCGGTATCAGTGAGGTTTAAGCGTCGCCGCGACCGGTGACTTCCAGAATTTCGTCCACGATCTGGTGATTTTCCTTCTCGGCTTGACGCGACACCTTGTAGGCGACGCGAGAGGCCTTGATCAAGTGGGCGGGCTTCCAGCCGAACTCTTCGGCCAGCGTCTTGGCCGAGTCCTTCAGGCCAGCCTTCTGATCGTCGGTGTCTTGGTAGACGCGGGCGGCGGCATCCATGAACTGGCTCAGGCGCACGCGGTCGTTGGTCGAGAGGGTTTGGGTGTCGATGGACATAGAATTTTCTCGTTGAATATGGGGTAGAAGAATGAGCCGGAACCCGGCCTACTCCTGACCATAGCTCACCAAAAATTCGGTTGTCAAAATTTCGTTTACCATATTTAAAGGTGGACATTATCGACGCGTTTTATAAGGTGCTACCTAATGGCGATCAGCCTCTATCACGGGATGACGCTCAATCCGGGCCAATGGCCTGAAGCGGGCGATATGATGTTCTTTCTTGGGCGGAACGGCTACGACGGAGAGCGCGCCAGAGCGGCGCTGCATTTCGAGGTCGGGCGGTACGTTGAAGTGGTCGAATGCTACGTTGGTCGTTCTGACCACAACATCGCCTTCAAGGGCGTTGAAGGGCAATGGAACGGCTGCATGTTCGAGCACGTCGAAGGTCCACGCCGGGACGAGGTTGCGGCTTTCTACAAGAGGTTCTGATGCACGCGATCTATCCCGGTTCGTTCGATCCCTTCACCAAGGGCCACCTCGACATTTTCAAGAAAGCCGCGAAGACTTTCGACACGGTGACAGTCGCACTCGGAATCAACCCGTCCAAGGATGGTCGTTTCATCCCGACCGAAAAAGCGTTGGAACTGATCGCCGAGAGCATAGAAGAGGCCGGGTTGTTCCGAATGTACTCTCGGAATGATGGAACCTCTTATGTCTCCGGTGACGACAGGGTGAATATCATCAGCTATACCGATACCATTCCATCCGTTGCAGAACGCGTAAGCTCCACACATCTGGTTCGCGGCCTACGGCAGGTCAGTGATTTCAACGACGAATTCCGCCTGCATGGGATCATGCAGCGCAACGCGCCAGAACTGACCACCATCCATATCATTTGCGAGACCGAGTTTTTGCACGTTTCGTCGAGCACGGCGCGGGAACTGATGCGGTACAACATGGACATTGAGTGGTTGGTCATGCCTTGCGTGACCAAACATTTCGAGACCATGCGCTAATACGATTAAGGGGAGGCGAAAGCCTCCCCTTAATCGTTACGGGCAACCCTCGCCTTCCAGCGAGCAGACCAGCACCGGCTGGGTAAGATCGGCCGTGACCGGCAGTTTCCACTTCGTGGCAAACTCGCGCAGTTCACGAATCGACAGGCCGTAGGCTTCGGCCAGCACCTTGTCGCTACCCGAGTCGAGCAGACGGTTCTTGAACCATTCCACCGGGTCCTGACCGCACTGGATCAGGTCTTCCGTCAGGGTCACTTCCATGCGTGACAGCGTATGCGACAGGCGGACATAGTCCTCGAACGCTTGGATGGCTTCCGGGAACAACGGCTGGATGATCGCGTAGACCGCGTCTGCGAACACGCGGATTTCGTACTGAGCATGCGCGTCCATGCGCAGCTTCAGCAAGTGCATCATGTTGTGCAGATTCTGCTTCCAGTACAATTCCGTGTAGTTACTGACTGGAAGAACCGTTCGGGCCAGTTCACGCGCAATGCCGTCGAAATCGTCGTCGAACAATTGGTCGGACGGGTCATACGGATCATAGGGAAGGCTGGCCTTTTGATCGTCGGTGAAATCGCCGAGCAGGGCCTTGTAGATGTCGTAAGCGTGGGTGTTGGCCGCCTCCATCATCCAGCGAACACCGTCTCCGGTCAATTGGCTGACTTCTCCTGACCGGCCTTGCTTGTTGTCCTTGGCCTGCGGCTTGATCACTTGGAATTCGGGCAGGTAGAACTCGTCGGTCATCACCGAATATCGGCCCGAGTATTCGTTCAGGCTGGCCGTGCGGTGGCGGACCCATTGGCGCATGACGAAGATCGGCATCTTCACGTGCAGCTTGATCTCGCACATCTCGAACGGCGAGGTGTGCTTGTGACGCATCAGGTAGCGGATCAGGCCACGGTCTTCGTTGACCGTCTTCGTGCCGTCGCCGTAGGACGTGCGCGCGGCTTGGACGATGGCGCCGTCAGAGCCCATATGGTCGATCAGGCCGATGAAGCCATGGTCGAGGACGGCGACATATTTCGGATCGGAGATTACGTCAGATTGCTTCGTCATAGTGTTTCAATTGCTCAAGATAGGTGAGAAAAAGGTCTGGATAATCGGGGCCAGTGACCTTGACCCCATTGCGGAATATTTTGAATGAATCCCTGTTTACCAAACCACGAAATTCTTCGCCATTAATATGAATGGCGGGGGTCATGATGTCGGTCATAGAAGTTTCGGTTGCACGTCCTCTGTTTCTTCGCCGTCATCGCCGACATCGTCTTCGGGCCACGGCACTTCCTCACCGTCACGGAAGGACCAG